GGCACTGGACTTGTAGCACCTACATTCTAAAGTTTATATAGTTAATTCTATATAATACTTAGAGTAATCTAAGGAGGAGTGGGTCAGAGAGATCCCCATCACTGGCCCACTCTTTTTAAAAAAAGGAAGTTATGAAAAGAATTAAGAATATATTTAAGATTAAGAAAGAGACAGCAAGTGCTACTCCTAAGACGGAGAAGGCTATGTTGCCTAAACTGGAGAAGAGGAATAAATGAGTAAGCCTTTACTTAGTACTAGCACTCAACCTGTAAATGTCTATACGACCTTAGCAGATGTGAGAAATGCCTTACAAATTGAGGATAGCCTTGATGATAATGATATTCAAGCAGCCATTCTTGCTGCAAGTCGTATGATTGATGACTACTGCCAAAGAGGGTTTTATCAAGAAGGAACCCTTGCTGCTCCAGTAGTTAAATATTACACACCTGTAAGTCCATGGTACTTAGAGATAGATGACCTTATTCAGCCTACAGAGGTAGCAACAAGAGCAAATCAAACTGGTCCTTTTAACACAATCTGGGATCTAGATACAGATCTTATGTATGAGCCTATCAACAATCCAGAAATAGGAAGACCAGTAACTAGACTATTAGCAGTTACAACATATGTCTTTCCTTACTTCTTTCCTCAGACAGTTAAGATAACTGGAGTTTGGGGTTATTCATCAATTCCATATGAAGTAGAATTAGCCTGTAAGATTCAGGCAGCAAGATTATTTGTTAGAAAGCAATCTCCGTTTGGTATTGCAGGCTCTGTAGAATTAGGAACAGTTCGTCTTAATTCTCGCCTTGATCCAGATGTTGAGATGCTACTAAAGATATTCCGTAGAAACTTTGGTCTTGCTTTCTAATGATTAATATTAATGGCGTAAGAGACGCACTCAAAGCCAACCTACAGACAATAACAAACTTGAGAGTCTATGACTTGATTCCAGATGTTGTTGTTCCACCATGTGCTGTAGTTGGACAATTAGATTTCACATTTGATATTGACAATGCTCGTGGCTTAGACCAAGCATCTGTTGATGTTTATGTGATTGTTCAAAGAATATCAGAAAGAACAGGACAAGATAAACTTGATCTATTCTTAGCAGGTAGTGGAACAGGTTCCATCAAAACTGCTTTAGAATCAGATAGAACATTAGGTGGCCTTGTTGATACACTCAGAGTTATAAGTGCAGACAGTGGTACTTACACATCTGGTGAGCAATCTTTCTTATCATATCGCTATAACCTCACAATTTGGGGCTAAGGAGAATAATGGAATATACAGTAATCTCAAACACACAAGTTTGCGGTAAGGTAAAAGATGAGAAACTTACCAAAGATGATATACTTAGTGCAGGTGGAAATGTTGAACATCTTCTTGCAGCAGGTCATATCATATCCGCAAATGCAGTAAAAGCAACACCAGTAGTAAAAGAAGTACCACAAGTAACACAACAGGAAGAAGTTCCTGTTTTTAATCTAGATAACGAACAAGGAGAAGAATAACAATGGCCAGATTAGTACTAACCAATGTTGAAGTAACAATCGCAGGCGTAAGCCTAGCAAATCATATTGCATCCGTAACGCTTGGAAGCACATATGATGTTTTGGAAACAACAGCCTTCAAAGGTGGAAATGTTCCAGACGCAGCAAAACAGCGTATTGCAGGACTTGTTGATAACTCAGTAACACTTGAGTTCCATCAGGACTTTGATACATCATCAGTAGAACAAACAATTTATCCACTATTGGGTACAGAGGTAGCACTTAGTATTCAGCCAGTAAATGGTGCAATCTCTGCAACAAATCCAGAGTACATCATGGACGGAACAAATGGATCAGGTAAGGTTCTAGTTTCAGAATGGACACCTCTAAATGGTGCAGTAGGCGAATTAGCAACTGCTTCAGTTACATGGCCAATCTCAGGTGCAATCTACAAGAAGACTTCACCGTAAACAATGTCAAAACTAGTCTTAACTAATGCGACGGTTGTATTTGAAGGAGTCTATGATTTCAGCGACTTAATTTCAAGTCTAACTATCTCAACAGTACATGATGTTCTTGATGTTACTCCAGTTAAAGATGGAGTAATTTACAAGGAAGTAATTGCTGGAGTTGGGACAAACTCAGTAAGTTTTGAGTTCTATCAAGATCTCAGCACTGACTATGGCTCAGGAACACCTTTAACACTTGAAGAATTCTTTAATGGATATACAAGTGTTGCCTCAAGAGTAGGTACAAAAGTTTCCTGTGCTGTAAGAGCATTAAACGCACCAATATCTAGCACAAATCCAGAATATCAATTTGAAGCGTTGGTTTCAGAGTGGACTCCACTTAACGCATCCGTTGGAGGCTTGAGCACTATAGTAGTGAACTGGCCTATATCTGGAGCAATTACAAAAGATGTTACTCCATAATACAACTATACCTTGAAAGGGGAATCAAAATGGATGGACTAAAGATAAAAGTAAAAACATCAGACGGAGATGAAGGAGTATATCCTCTTCGTCCAAAGACACTTGTTGCATTTGAAAACAAATACAATAAAGGCTTTGCTAAGTTGCTGACAGAAGATCAGAAGTTAGAGCATATCTACTTCCTGGCTTGGTCAGCGATGAAGGATAGTGGAAAAGTTGTAAAGCCTTTTGGCGATGCCTTCTTGGATACGCTTGACAGCGTAGAACTAGAGTCTGACCCAAATTTAGAATCCACAGAGACAGCCTAACCTATACGGTAGCAATGATTTCTGTGGAGACTGGGCTTTCTCCAAATGATTTGTTAGAGGCACCAGACGGTGTACTTGAAGCAATCGTTATTTACATAAAAGAAAAAAACAAGAATGTGGGCAAACGATGAGCAGTGATGCAATAGTGTTAGTTGGTGTTAAAGACACACTAAAAGCATTAGAATCTTTTGATAAGCAGGCAGTTAAAGAGTTCACTAAGGTTATTAACTCTGAACTGAATAATGCTAAAAAAGATGCTCAAGGATTTGTTGCTGGTGATCCACCTCTTAGTGGGTGGAATACCAAACCCGCAGTTAAGCCTCGCACTCGTGGTGGTGCTGGATGGCCTGCGTGGGATCAGAGTATTATCAAATCAGGAATTTCATCTTCAAAGGCTGAGGGCAAAGTCAATAGAAGCAAAGGATATACAACATCTGCAGGTGCATTAAAGAATAAATCTGCAGCAGGTGGTATTTATGAATTGGCTGGAAGAACAAAAAGAGGTACTGGTACATTTATTAGTAACCTTGAGAAGAAAGACTCACAAGCATCTCGTCTCATCTGGAAGTCAGTAGACAAGAACAAAGATAGAATTGTTAGCAATGTCTATGCTGCTTTTGAAACGGTAAAATTAAAATTACAAAAGAATTTAGATAAGGAGAGAACATAAATGGCAACAGGTGCAGTAATAGCCAGAATCCTCTCTCAATATTCTGACAAAGGTTCTAAGGCTGCTCAAAAAGATATTGCTAAACTTGGCAAGAAGATTGATGCATTTGGTAAGAAAGCAACTAAGTCATTTGCTGTAGCAGCAGGTGCCTCTGCTGCACTAGCAGTTAAAATTGGTAAAGACTCTGTTAAAGCAGCAATTGAAGATAACAAATCTCAAGCAGCGTTGGCTAAAACACTATATGCAACCGTTGGTGCAACTGATTCTGTAGTTGCATCAGTAGAGGAATATATTGGCAAGCAACAAATGCTTGCAAATGTTTCAGACACAGAATTAAGAGCAAGTTTTGCTAAGTTAGTTATGTCTTCAGGAGATGTTGAGTCTGCAATGGCAGAACAAACTCTTGCATTAGATATTGCAGCAGGCACAGGAAAAGATTTGGCTCTAGTGAGCGACGCAATTGCCAAAGCACAGCAAGGTAATTTTGCAGCACTTAAAAAGGTAATTCCTACACTAGATGCTACTATTATTAAGAATAAAGATTTAGGCGCAGCACTGTTATTTGCTAATAAACAGTTCCAGGGCCAGGCAGAAGCAGCAGCCAAGACAGATCCATTAAAGAAACTTTCTCTGGCTTATGGAGAATTGCAAGAAAAATTAGGAAATGCACTGCTTCCTTCAGTTGTTTTATTTGTTGATTATTTAATTAATAAGGTTTTTCCTAACATTGAAAAATGGATCTACCTAAACGAATATAAACTATCAGCATCACTTGACAAAGTTTTTGGAAATATTCAAGAAGTTGTTGGTGCTTTTGTAAGTATTTATAATATTATTGCAAGGATTAACGAAATTATTCCTTATGGAATCGGTGCTTATATCCAAATTGGAGTTGCTTTATCAATTGCTGCCAAGTTAGGTATGCTTTATAATGCATCGTTTAGTCTTCTTGCTATTGTTTCAAAAGCAGGTGCTGCAGCACTTACAGAAGCAGCAGCAGCAGGTTTAGCAAACGCAGCAGCCCAGGGTGCAAATGCAACGGGTAGTGCTATCGCAGCAGGCTGGATGGCAAAATTAAGCCTAGCAATTAGAGCAAAGACTACAGCAATGATTGCAGACACCGTTGCAACATATAGACTGAGCGTTTCTACTCAATTGCTTGGTGTTGCTATGAAGACAGGTGCTGGAAGTGTAACACTGATGAACCTTGCTTTAATTAAACTTGGAGCAACACTTAAGTCAGCAGTACTCTTTCTTGGAAAATACTTTAAGCAGATTCTTCTGTTTATTGCTGCAATGGAAGCCCTTGATTGGATTGTAAGTAAGTTTACTGGTGGTAGCGGAAAGCAATTATCTGAACAAGCACAAGCAGCAGAATACAGTATGTGGAAAGCAGCCAAAGCAACTGAATCAATGGATGATGCTTTAAATAAGTATAGAACCACACAAGAGAAGAAAATAAATAAGACTAAAGAAGAATTAGAACAAGAAAGATTATTAGCATTACAACAGGCAAAATCACTTAAAGATGCAAAACTAAAAGCCAAGTGGGAAGCAAACTATGCTGCCATCAATGCTCGTATTGCTAAGAACTTTGGAGTAAAACTCCTTTCAGGTGATGACGAGAAGATGGTTCAGATCAATGCTGCAGAAGCACTATTGATTAGACAAGGAAAGTTAGATAAGATTAATCTAAGCCTTCTTGAGAAGTTAAAAGAAGAAGTATTATTAATGAAGGTTAAGAATGACCTTGCAATGCGTTATGACGATATCCTTAAGGTATTAGCCTTATCAGATGATAAACTTCCAGGAGCAATTGCTGTACTTGCACAAAAATGGGGAACTACAACTGAGGCTGTTAAAGCCTACATTCTTCAATTCCAAATTGTTTCAGATGGTATGGTTGATGATAAAGAAGTTATTAAACTTGCTCAATCATGGGGAAGCACTAAAGAGCAAGCAGCAAAGTACCTTGATTTCTTTATAGCCCTAAACGATGGTGTTCTAGACGCTAGAGAAATTGATAAGTTAAAATCTAAATGGAGCATGACTGAACAACAAGTTAAAATGTACGCTGATTTTGTTGGTGTTGTAAACGACGGTAAACTAACTGATGCTGAAATTATTAAGATTAAGGATAAGTGGAAGTTAACCACTGATCAAGTTGTTGATTATATTAAGCAAATAGGTAGCCCTGTTTCTTACAATGGCTCAATGCTTACTACTGCTCAAGCAGCAGAACTAGCATGGAAAAATGCTACAGCAGCATTAGAAGAATTCTTAAGAAAACAAGCAGGAGCAGCAGCGACTGCAGCAGCAGCCAGTGCTTCAAGTTCATCTAGTTCATCATCTTCTTCAGCAAGTGCAGCAGCAACAACTGCAGCAGCAGCAGCGACTGCAGCAGCAGCCAGTGCTTCCTCAGCAGCAGCCTATGCAAAGGCTAAAGCAGCAGGAGATATGAACGCTGCAGCGATAGCAGCAGCAGGAGTTAATCCAAGTGCATTAGCAGCAGGTGAATCTGGAGCGATAGGTGCAGCATCTATAGCAGCCCAACTGAGGGCAGCAGAAGCAGCACAACTAGCAGCATCAAATGCAGCAAAACAAGCATCATCATTAGCAGCGTTTAAAGCAAAAGAAGCACAAGATGCAGCAGC